GGGAGTAAACCTCACCACCGTTTGCCGTGGTTTACGGCTACCTATTTTTGGATGTAAATATTAATTCCTGCAGGTTCAGGTCTCTTGAATTATGTCCACGCTAGTGGCACTCTCTTACCCATAAGTGACGCCTTAGCGGAACCTTTCTACACTTGATGTGGTTAGGGGTTACATTATTTCCCTGGGCCTTCTTTGGCCCTTTTTCCCCTGCACTATCATTCTTTCTTCCGGGCTCTCAGCATGCCAATGTTCCGACCGGTGCGCCCGCCGGGGTTAACTCCATGGTTAGCATGGAGCTGTAGGCCCTAAAAGTGCTGACACTGGAACTGGACTATTGAAGCATACACTGTTAACTGAAACATGTAACTCCAATCGATCTTCTACAAGGGGTAGGCTACGGGTGAAACCCCTTAGGTTAATACTCATATTGAGAGATACTTCTGATAGGTTAAGGTTGCTGGATAATGGTGAGTTTAACGACAAAAACCATTCAACAGCTGTGGGCCAACCTCATCAGGTAGATGCTTTTGGAGCCAAGTGCGTAGGGGTGTGTGTGGAAATGCTTCAGTGGAAGGTGCCCTCCCGAAAGGTCGTAGGGGTAATCAGGGGCAGTTAGGTTTCCACAATTACAATTTGAAATGATGATGGAAAGATCAGGCTTACTTCAGAGAATTGGTGAGAATATGGACAAAATTCTTACCTTGGCTGATATTGAAGAAGAGCAAGTCATGCAGACTCCAGATAGAGTTAGTGTGGCAGGTGCTTCATATTTTACTTCAGTTGATCAGTCTAGTGTTCATTCTTCTGTTGCTGGAACTCATCAAGATGAAAAACTGTTGACATCAGTTGATTTACCCGGCTCAAAGAAAACACAAGGGGAAAAATTTTTCCTAATACATACTGCTGAATGGACAACAACTGATGAATTATTTCATGAAATTGCAAAATTGGATGTAGTCAAACTTTTATATGACCAACAGTTTGCAGTTGATGGATTATTAAGATATCATAGCTATGGCCGTTTTGGCTTAGAAATTCAAGTTCAAATAAATCCCACAACATTTCAACAAGGTGGATTAATTTGTGCTATGGTACCAGCTGAACAAGGTTATGGTTCTTTGGCAAGTCTGACTGTGTATCCCCATGGTCTATTAAATTGTAATATTAACAATGTTGTGAGAATCAAAGTACCTTTTGTTTACACAAGAGGGGCTTACAATTTTAGAGACCCATTGTACCCAGTTTGGGAGTTAACCATTAGGGTTTGGAATAAGCTCTACATAGGTACAGGAACTACACCACAAACTTCAGTCAATGTTTTAGCAAGAATGGTTGACTTGGAGCTTCATGGATTGACTCCCATCATGACACAAATGATGAGAAATGAATTCAGGGTTTCTACAACAGAAAATGTGGTTAATCTGGCTAATTATGAAGATGCTCGTGCCAAGGTTTCACTTGCTTTGGATCAGGAGCATTGGCTCTCAGACTCTAGTGAGGCAGGTGGATTGTCCATTGAAAATTTTACAACGTGGACCTCAATTCCAACTTTGGCTACTCAGTTTCCCTTTAATGCTTCACAAACTGTTGGAACTCAAATCAAAGTAATTCCAGTTGATCCATATTACTATCAGATGGTGAATTCATCCCCTGATCAGAAATGTTGTACTGCATTGGCTAGTATTTCTCAAATGTTTTGTTTTTGGAGAGGTGACTTAGTCTTTGACTTTCAAGTTTTCCCTACAAAATATCATTCAGGGAGATTACTCTTTTGTTTTGTACCTGGAAATGAAAACATGGATGTGTCCAAAGTTACTCTTAAACAGGCCACAACAAGTCCCTGTGCAGTGATGGATATAACAGGTGTTAATTCAACTCTAAGATTTAGAGTTCCTTGGATTTCAGATACACCTTACAGAGTTAACAGGTATACAAAATCTGAACACCAAAAAGGTGAATACACAGCAATTGGCAAAATAATTGTTTTTGTTTACAACAGGTTAAGCCATCCTAGCAATGTTGCCACTCATGTTTACGTGAATGTGTATATGAGTGCTGTAAATCTAGAATTGTTTGGTCCAGTTTACAATGCAATGCCAACTACTGGTTCTTTATCACAAGCAGGAGATGATGGATTCAATTCAAGTGCTGAAACTCCCCAGAACGTCCCTGATCCTGTTGGTGGAATAACTTCTCCAAAAGATTTGAAAGGGAAAGCTAATCAAGGTAAGATGGATTTAGCTGCCGGAAAAGTTCCAGCTGGTGTAGTAACAGTGATTGAAGACCCTCTTTTAGCAAAGAAGATTCCTGAAACATTCCCTGAAAAGAAACCTGGGAAATCAAGGCATACATCAGATCACATGAGTTTAAGGAAGTATATGGGTAGAGCTCATTACTTAGGTACATTCACTTTTTCAGCAAATAATATGCAATATACTTTTCCAATCACCTTAAGTTCTTCCTCAAATCCACCACACGGAATGCCATCAGTGTTACGGTGGTTTTTCAGTCTTTTCCATCTGTACAGAGGGCCTTTAGATTTGACAATCGTTGTAACTGGAGCAACAGATGTTGATGGACTCCTGTGGTTYACTCCCGTGGGCCTTGCTGCAGATACAAGTTGGGTCGAAGGAGCGTCAAAATTATCTGTTGATTTCAAAACCAGTCTTGGTGCGATTCGCTTCAACACAAGAAGAACTGGAAACATTCAAGTCAGGTTGCCATGGTATAGTTATCTGTATGCTGTTGCAGCATCCTTACCAGGACAAGGAGACAAAACAGATACAACATTTGGAACTGTCAGCATACAGATTGCAAATTACACACATTTTGATGAATATTTGAGTTTTGCACTATACATATCAGTGACTGAGGAATCTCAATTTTTGTTTCCACGAGCCCCAATGAATAATGGAGTTATGATGGAATCAGTTAAATCTTTGATGGATAGAAGGGCAATGGGTGATCTAGAAAGTTGTGTTGATGACCCTCGTTCAGAAGAAGATAAGAAATTTGAAGAACAGCTGACACAGGAGGTAATGCCTCTTGAAAATATTCCCAGAAACAAATTTCCATATAGAAGCTTGAGGATGAAGATTGGAGAACATAGAATCAGATATGCAAAGGAAGAGTTACATTCCCAAGCAGGTCCCCAAGACCCTAAGGATTTTTCCATTATGATTAGAAAACTTGACAAAAGCATTATCAAAGGATTTTACATTAAAGGAAAAGTCTGCAGAATTGTTGAACCCAGATGGATTGATAGAGTCATTATAAAACACTCAACATTTGTTCTTGGTGATGCCAATGGTTGGACACTTGATGAGTTGGAAACCCCATTGAGTGATACTCTAAAGAGATTAACAAATTCTAAGGATTGGTTGAACTTTAAAGTCCCTTATCCACTCAAAGATGCTGACTCTGTGAACAAATTAATGACTGATCCAGACTGGAAGGGCATTATAGTGAATCAACAGATGGCTGAACTTTTCATTAATGTGTTTAATCCCTGTGACATTACATTTATAGATAAAGTGTGTGACAAATCTGGAGCAAAGAAATTGACTGAAGATGCTTCCAAACTTGTTGCTGAATGTAGAGAATTTGTAGATTCACTTAAGACATCACTAAAGTCATTTGCTTATGGATTTTCAAAGAAAAGATATGTACATTGGCTCAAAATGGTGTTGAAATTGATTAGAATAGGGACTTATATCTATGTGGCAAACAAATGTGACTGGAATCCTAAAATTGTCTGGCCTTTAATTGCAATGATGGGAGTGGATAATATGTTGGAGGGTATAGGATTGATGGAGGCAATTTCAAACATGTTGAATGAGTGTTTTGAATTTGAAGTAAATACCAGATTATTGAATCTTAAAACCCAAGCACATGATTGGCTAAGAGATCTAACATCAGGCATCACAGTTTTTAAGGCTCTAAAAGATGCTGTTTTATGGATAGCAAAGAAAGTGAAAGAGTTTTATGAAAAACACTGTGGAAAACATGCTCAAATCTTAAAAATGATTTCTGAATACAAGGATCAAATCGAATCTCTACTCACAGAATCAGATGAGTTTTGTGCAAAACCCATTCAAGATGTTGAGAAGAATGAACAATACCTGAGAGGTTTAGATTTGGTCAAGAGCTTACGAACTGTCACTAATTTACTCTCCTTTGATAGTTCTTTAGTTAAATATGCAAGCCCCATAAGGGATGCAATTTCTAGAGTTCATAATAAGCTTAAAACTATGGGAGCAATCAATCAGAACATGGTGACACGTGCTGAACCAGTTGTTTGTTTTCTAACAGGAAAAAGAGGTGGTGGCAAATCTTTGACATCAATGGCATTAGCAACAAAAATTTGTGTCAAATATGGAGTGGACCCAAAGAAGAATATCTATACTAAACCAGTTTCCTCTGATTTCTGGGATGGATACTCTAATCAATTAGTCTGCATTATGGATGATATTGGGCAATGTACAGATGATGAAGATTGGTCTGATTTTTGTCAACTAGTTTCAGGATGTCCTTTGAGATTAAATATGGCTAGCTTGGAGGAAAAGGGAAAACATTTTAGTTCTCCTTTTATAATTTGTACATCAAACCAAGAGGATCCATGTCCAAAAACTGTCTATGTTAAAGATGCTATATCAAGAAGGTTACACTATAAAATAAAGGTGAGTCCCAAGGATTACTACAGTAAGAATGGAATGCTTAATGTAGAATTGGCAAAATCTGATGGTATGATTAAAAACATGGATTGTGTAAATCTGAACTTCAACGATTGCAATATTACTTTGGAGAATTTGGTGGACTCTATGGTCTCCACATTGAAAATAAAACAAAAGAATATGGATGATTTTATGGAGTTGTGGTCTCAATCAGGATGTGATGATTCTATTTATGAAGAATTTGAAACTGAAATGCGGTTTGGTTCTACAAAACCCGGAAATTTATTGTCTACTCTGTTTTCAAAAATTTGTGATCATAAATATTTGATTTTAGCTTCAGCTTTTGGTTTTCTGTGTGCTGCAGGAGCTATTTATGGAGGTTACAAAATTTATAAAAAGATTACAAAGAAAGAGGAAAAAGATGAGGAGAAAGATGAAAGTAAACCTTTAGAGACAGATGGTGTTTATCATGGGGTAACAAAGCCTAAGAATGTTATAAAATTGGATGCCCTTCCTAGTGATGCACAATCAGTTATTGAAATGTCTGCCCTAATTCATAAGAATCTAGTGAGGTTTGGCATTGGTGAAAAAGGAGGTTGTGTTAGATGGTTGATGAACGCATTGGGTGTCAAGGATGAATGGATTTTAATTCCATCACATGCTTACATGTTTGTGGAAGATCTAGAATCAAAAGAATTTTATTTTCAAAGGAACAACACTTATTATTCTATTTCAGCAGGCAATGTAATAATTCACACTCTTGACACTGGTTTTCAGGATGTCGTTCTTATGAAGGTGCCCTCAATACCAAAATTTAGAGATATAACTGGTCATTTTATCCAGAAGAAAGATCTTGAAGTTGCAGCGAATAAATTGGCTACATTGGTGACTTCAAATAATGGAACATTTCAAATGGTGTCAGAAGGTCAACTTAAATTAGAAGAACATGCTACTTATGCACACCAAACTGATTGTGGTGAACTCAAAGAATTAACTATTTCCCAAGCCTGGAGAGGAAAAGGTGAGAGTGTTTCAGGCATGTGTGGTGGTGCACTTGTTTCCAGCAACTCTAAAATTCAAAATGCTATAATTGGAATACATGTTGCTGGAGGGCATGGAAATATGATTTCAAAAGTAGTCTATAGAGAAATGTTACAAATAATAGATTCCAAAGTGGAAACAGCTCAAAGAATTACTAAAGTGGAATTCACACAAAGTTGTGTAAGTATGGTCTCCAGAACGCTTTACAACAAGAGTCCCTTACATGAGTTTGTAGACAAGGAGAAAATAAATTATCCTGCAGCAATGCCATTTAGTAAGGTTAATGAAATTGATCCAGTGCAAGTGATGTTGTCCAAGTATGACAAACCTGTGGCTGAAGAGCCTGCTACATACATTAATGTGACAGAATTCTATCTAGATAAAATGCAAGGAATGGATGATATTATTAGGGAACATCTATCTATTAGACAGGCCATAGAGGGTATAGATGGAATTGATCCAATTAACATGCAATCATCAGCTGGTTTACCTTATTCTTTGAAAGGATTCTCAAAAGAAGATTTAATTTTTATTGAGGATGGTGAGGTAATTGGCCTACATCCCTTTCTTTTGTCAAGAATCAACATGAATTTAGAATGCATGGATAATGGCAATGAAATGGATGTCATTTACCAAACTTGTCCCAAAGATGAACTGAGACCTTTAGATAAGGTTAAAGAAGGGAAAACCAGAGCCATTGAATCATGCCCATTGGATTTTACTATTATATGTAGAATGCATTGGGGTCCAGCTATATCTTACATTCAAATGAATCCTGGTTTTCAAACAGGTATAGCAGTTGGAATAGACCCTGATAAAGATTGGGACCCTCTTTTCAAAACTATGGTGAAATTTGGTGATTTCGGAATTGATCTTGACTTTTCAAATTTTGATGCTTCTCTCAGTCCTTTTATGATTAGACATGGGTGTTTAGTTCTGTCAACATTGAGTGGTCTTTCTGAATTGCAAGAACGCTCTTTATATAGAGCAATTTGTTACTCAAGACACCAAATTCTTAATATGATCTATACCGTGCAGGGTTGTATGCCATCTGGTACTCCTTGTACTAGTGTGTTAAATTCTGTGATCAATAATATCAACATTTATTATGTCTTGATGAAGATTTTTGGAAAATCTCCCTACATATTGGCCAACATGTTTAAAGTGATATGCTATGGGGATGACGTTTTAATTGTGATCAATAGAGATGCACAGATTAAGAATCTAGATAAGTTGGGTCAAAGATTTCAAGAAGAATTTAAGAAATTAGAAATGACAGTGACATCTGCTTCAAAAGGTGTTCCTCAAGTGGTTCCTATTCATGAGTTACAATTTCTTAAAAGAAGATTTAATATTGAATCTGGAAGAGTGAGACCAGCTATTGCAGAGAAGACAATTTGGTCATTGATCGCTTGGCAAAGAAATCAGGCTGAGTTTAATGAGAATGTGAAAACTGCTTGCTGGTTTGCATTTATGCATGGAATGCAATTTTATTTGGATTTTTCAGAAAAAATTAAAAACATGGCAAGAATGGCAAGAATTTCTGTCGTATTACCTTCTTACAGGGAGTTGTTGGACAGGTTTAATGAACTTGATTTTTACCGTATCTTGGAATGAATTCATTTAGATAAACTTTAACATTTTATTTTAAGGTTGATTTACTTGATTTTACTGTGTTTAAATTAGTTTAATGAAATTTCTTTTAAATATAGCTTTAGAATTTTCCCTATCTGGAAAAAAAAAAAAAAAAAAAAAAAAAAAA